GTAGAGATTGTGTGTTAACCAATACCATGGTGTTACCGTACTTTGCTCGAAGTTCCTTGATCTGCTCAGCAAGCGCTATGTTACGCTCTTCATGTTTGGTCAAGTAAGAACGTTCTGAAGCATAATCTGGTAGTTCTGGATCTTCATCATAGGTCTCAATCGGTTCTATCATGATCTCTGACAGGTACCCTTGCTCAATCAACCAACTGGCTCTAACTTCGCGAACAATCCTGCCTATAGACAGCTTTAAGCTGTACTTATCCGTTTCAGACTTTGGGAATGTACCAGTGCAACCATAACGATGTGAAATGTGCTTACCATGATCATTGATCAACGATTTCACCACCTCAGCTTTACAGCCATGTGCTTCATCTACTATTACAGCCTTAAAAAACCCCATATAATGCGGAGCATTCTGTAATGACTGCCAGGTAGCAACAACTATTGGGTGATCGATGTCCTTTTGCCCACCTGAATATTCTCCAATGGTTATTTCATGATGTTGAAGACGCTCACGAAACTCATTAACAGTCTGAGTAACTAAGTCTGTAGACGGCACGATGATCAAGGTCTGTAGACCATTCTGATAAAGCACCATAGACAGTGCAGCACACATTGATGTTTTCCCAGAAGATGTAGCACAGAGAGCAAACCCTGAACCCTCTTCTATCAAAGCATTAACAACATCTACCTGATAAGGCCTTAACTTGAAGTTGTCAAACTTGAAGAAGTTCTCATCTAACCTGTCAGTGATGACTGGAGCAGAAGCTCGCTTATCAACAAGGTTGATCTCATAACCCCAACCACATACATAAGGTAAGATCTCATCCAGTAGCTTGACGTAAGTCTTGCCATGAGCGTCAAAGAAGTAAATCTTCCCGTCCCATCGATGTAACTGGAAAGCTGGCATATATCGGTAGCCATCGACAAAGACCCCAAACTTTTCATGTAGAAACTCTACATGCTCAGGTCGAAGGCCGATGAAGACGCAGTTTACTTCATCTTCAAGGCGAATAGTGCAGGTCAGAGACATTCTTCCTCGATGATCTTCTCGATCTTCTTACATAGTTTAGCCTTGCCAGCATCTGACATACAGTCGTAGGCTGCGCCAAGGAGCACGGTCTTGTCTAGCTCCTCGATGATCTTTTCTGTTGCTTGTTTGGCTTGATCTTGGCTCATTTGGATGGAATATTGAAAGGTGGGAATGCGCTAACATTCTTGTCAGCCCGTTCTTGTGCAGCCTTGTCAGAATACTTCAGCCCATTGTAACGAACAGACAACTTGGTAATGTTCGCTGCAAGGATCTCTTCACGAGTGATGTTAAGACATTGGCATAGTCCTTCAAAGTAAAATGAAATATCTCCAAGCTCCTCGATGACATTAGTACGATCAAGGTCTTTGTTGTATATCACATACTTCTTGATTGCATCCAGCAGTTCTCCAGCTTCACCAGAGATACCAATAGCCATATGAATGGCATGTGCTTTTTCTGGTGTCAGTGTTTCTACGATAGCAGCTCCAGGCTTTGCTAATGCTCTTACTATGTCTGAGTAGTTGATGTCTTGGGTCATGCTATGATTTCCTTTAGTTATAGGTTATTGTAACTTGTGTTTGCGAAACTTGATATTAAAGGGTAGTCTTCTCGAGTGGTTTATTGCGAAATTCTGTAGCAAGCACTAAGGCTCTCGTCTGCAAATCTACAGGACCTCCCATCTGAGCAACAAAGTTTGCATAAGTTTCCAAAGCCAAAGCGATCAAACCATTATCTGATCCTAATACTTCATTCATGTTCTTGTCTCCTATAGTGTAATCTTCTCAAGCTGAGCGATCCTCAACTTGACTATATGACCGATGCTCCAACCAAGAGACTTGAGAGCCTCGACGATCGCTTCAAGCTTGCGCTTTACATGAACCACCTCAAGCAAGATCTCATAGGCCTGGACATAGCGTGGTTCGCTCTTGATGTACTGCTTGATGTCAGTAGTACCTAAAGCTCGGTTGCCGTTGTTCTCATTCAAGTGCCTGTATAATGATGACTCGACCTCTTCGATCTTCAACCTGATCGTGTCCTCAATGGTCTTACACTCTTGCAGCATCATGTCATAAAACATAAGATCTTTGGCATGGTTCTTACACACTTCTTCAAGGTGCTTGCCATTAAGCTCGAAGCAAGGCTCAGCAGCATCACAGAGTTGTTCATACAGCGCGATCCTGGCTGGGATCTTGTTGAGGTTAACCTCTTGGAAGGTGTCAGATACTACGGACATTAGCTGATCTTACAGAGCACGTCAGCAACTGGAATGATGATCAAGGTGTCACCACCTTGCTTCAGCTCCTTGCCTTGGTTCTTGATGTAGATGACCTTATCACCCTGCTTTAAAGGCAGTGGAACCAGGTCACCCTTCTTGTCAACCTTACCAGGGCCGACTGCTAGCACCACACCTTCTGCGGGTGCAGTAGCATCGATTGAAACTGGTAACACCAGGCCACCAGCAGTTTCTTGCACCTTAGCACTTGGCAAGATCATCACCAAGTCATGGAGCAGTGTAAAACTTGTCTTTATCTTCATGAGAGATCCTTCTTAAAAGTCATGTGTTATGTTGTAGGTACCATCGCTAAAACCTTCATCCCAGTCTGTTTCCTCTTGACTGTCAACAGGATATGGATTGTCTGGATAAGTGGTGGCTGCTGTATACTCTTCAATCCGATATGAAGCTGCCACTCCTCGCAGGTAAGCCTCTGAGACCGCCAATTATTCCTCAGCTAACGTACCTAAAGATTGGATCTCTCCAGTCTCTGGGTCAACAATCTCACCAAGCTCAATACCTGGCTTTGTCTCAGGCTCAACATCTGGTAAGAATAGGTCGTTCGACTCGAGCTCTTCAAACTTCTTCTCGATCGCGGCGATCTTTGCATTACCCTTCAAGACCTTCAGCGCAAAGGCATCGTCAAGCGCAGACTTCTTGAACTTTATGGTCTCACCGTTAATCTCAACTAAGAAGCTGAAGCCTTCTTTCGTGATGATCCCATCTGCCTCCCAAGCTTCAAGCAGTCCAGTGGTCGAGCTCAGTCCGGTCTCGTAAGGGATGTCAACCTCGATGCGAGTACCAGGCTTGACAAAGCGAGACTTGTAGGTCTCGATCCGCATCATGATCCCGACCACCTCGGCCTCTTCCTTCAGCTTCAGCTTGGTCAACAGTGCGATCTGTGAGGCTGAGTACTTAACCCCATTGGTGACCGCCCAGAGGCCATCACCCATCTTTGGGTCTTGTGGATAAACCTGGTCAGTGAACACGAAGGTCGCGTTGTAGCGAGCTAGCCGTGAGACCAACGTGCGCAGTAAGTGCTTCTTGTTCTTTGCAGACTGACCTTGATCACCAGTCTGAACACCTTTGTCAAACTTTTCATTCTCACCATCGGTCAAGCAGTTACCAAGGCTATCAAGGACGATGTACAGACCTGGAGCCTCCTTGTTGTTCTTGCCATAGGCCTTGTCATAGTGAGAGAAGAACTCAGAGATGACCGCGGTAACGTCTTGGATCGTGACGACCTGCACGTAGGTGAGAGCATCTTCAGAGATGTTGATGCCTACTCGTGACATGAACTTAGGGTCGAGCGCGTTCTCCGAATCGAGGACCAATGCGTGGTCACCAACCATTTGGGCTTCTCTGATACCATTGCAGACGATGTAAGACTTACCTGCGGCAGATGGACCGACGAAGGCAGTGATGCGACCTTGAGGGATCGCCTTGAAGTATGAACCAGACAACGAGCGGTTTAACGCATAGTTGCCAGTTGAGTACCACTTGCCAGGTGGTGAGAAGTCAGTGTTGACATTTTCCAATTTACTGATTTCGCGGCGGAATTTTGCTAAAAATGGTAGCGTTGCCATATGCAGCTCTCCTTAAAGGTTATGACAGCGAAGAAGCTTTCGCCTCTTCGCTGGTTACTTGACTTCAGTCTTAAGCAGCTTGACGTGCTTTTAACTTAGCCAAGATCTCTTGTGGAGTTAGCTTGCCTGCTGGAGCAGCAGAAGCGGGTGCCGCAGCTGTGGCTTGCTCAACTACGGCAGCAGCATCTTGCACAGGCTTGCTTTCTGCTAACTTAGCATCAAGCGCGGGGCTGCCAGTAGTCTGAGCTGGCGCAGCTGAAGTAGTTTCCTTCTCAGCCTCATATGAGCGACCGGCCAAGAAAGCCTCGATGATCGCTTCCATCTGCTCGCGCTCGATCTTTGCATACCTGAAGGTCTTCAAGTCATACATCTCGAGGTTAGGCAAGAAGCTCTCAGGGATGCTGGTAGACTTGCGAGCAAAGTCAGACGTGCTGTAGTCTGAATACTCACCTTGCTTGGTCTTGTTGATCTTGAAGTTGTAACCAGCGACCATGTCGTAAGGCATCTCTTCAAGATCACCCTTGACGATCTTAGCCTCGATGACCTTGTACAACTTTGGTCCGAGCGAGATCAGGCGAACTGGATTTTCTTCAGGCTTGATTGGGTATTCAAATGGAGAGTTGATGACCAGTCCTTGAGCGACATAGTCAATCTTGCGCCAAAACATCTTGCCAAGCTCGATGTCGCCACCATTGTAGTTCTCTTGAGACTTGTCACAGCATGGGCAATCTTCACCGTACATCTTCAAGCAAGCGATGCGCTTCTTTTTGCCGTTGATCAACAGCTCGTGGTATTTGTTTTCGACGATGAAACCGAAAGGGTTCTCTTGGTCTAAGTCTGGGAGGAAGCGGAACTCAAAAGTCGAGTCCATGTCCATCTTGAAAAATGGCACGAAGCGGTCCCAAAATCCATTGTTTTCTCCACCGGACCCACCTTCTTGCTCTTTTTTCGCGAATGCTGCTTTTAGTGCGTTGATATCCATTGCCATGATGTTGCTCCTTATTAAGGTTATGAACTGCTTTGTGTTACGATTATGAATGCTACTGCTTCCTGCAGTTAGCATGGTATTTATATCCTAACTCATCTGAGTCACCTTGTATATTTAACGGGTTCACAGTTAAGCTGATCTCGTATACGAGATCAGCCGGTTGTATGTGACCAGTTCCTCGAAAGTAGACATGAGCATCTTCTCCTCCGATTGGGTTGACCATAATATCCACATGTAAGTAACCTTCTGCCATATCAGAAGTGGTATTGTTAGTCTCATCACAGATGACTTCATAGCCCTTGATACCTGTGTTCATCAAGCTGTCAAGATAAGTATTAACCTGCTTTTCCAACAGCAACCTAACAACCTCATCATTAGGCTCGAACATAAAACATGACACACAATTCTCAACATGTTCTCTTAGCTGAACAAGCAGCCTTCTTACATTTATTCGGTCAAGAGGTGAGGCCTCAGGTTTCGCTATAGTCTGCGAAACTTCACAGTCACCATTGATGATGACATTCTTGCCTAATACCTGAGCAGACTGGTCTATGCCGATGTGATCTATGAGCAAGTTCTTATGAGACTTACTCTCTTGGATCTTGTTGATCAGCTCAGCAGCCTTCAGCTCAATGAGTGAAAATGCCGAGGTTTCAACCGTTGCACAAGTTGAACTTGTCGTCTGCGTTGTCTCTTGTCTTACTTCAACCATGGCTGCTCCTTGAAATTAGGGATGAACTTGTCACCGACTTTAGGTAGCTTCTCGGTAAATGGGGGAAGTATAGACAACCACCTGCTGGGTTTTCATCTTTAAACCGTACTCTCCAACGGTGAGTAAGTTTCGGAAAAAGAACACCAGTTCCTATTCCAAGATCAGTTGGTTCTTTAGTCAGCTTTGTCATGTCAATCTCTTTGTAGAATGGTGACATTGTAACACCACTTTCAAGAAGATGACATTAAACGGATGAGTAGCGAGGGTCGTTTACCGGTAAGGCAACTTTGGAGGAGTTAGGGTCTTTAAGGAAGACAGTACGCTTGCCAACGATCTGCTTGGTGTTAGTATTCTTTACGACTACAGTCTGAGCAGATACTTTCGAGGTGAGACCGATGTTACGGTTCTTCTTGTCATAGATGTTAAGCAGCTTTACAGGCTTACCAAGGAAGT